GATGATAAAATCCAACAAGATTTCGTTGTCCTTGGTTCGATAGCTGGAGTTCCAGCAGAAGGTTACCATGAAACTATTACAGATGAACTCTTAAAGAGATCGCCCGATAAGGGATTTAATGATCCACGCAGATTAACTAAAGCCGATTACAAGAATACGCCCGATGGTGTATCTCCGAAACAAGCACCCAATAGAAATTTTGGTATCGATAAGGGGATGGACGAATACCCCAAGAAACCTGAATCACTCACAGTCAATGCTGATGGAACTGGTTCTACGATTACTGAACAGACATTAACAGCTGCTAAACTACCATTCTATCCGCTATGGACTGATGCAACAGACACATCCAAGTATGCGACAGGTGACGAACCATATGATCGTAGGGATACCACTGCAACCAACGGCATCAAATCCAAAGCAAAACCAATATACCCGTTCAATAAAGTTTTGGAGACTGAGTCAGGACACATATTAGAACTAGACGATACTCCAGGCGTAGAGAGAGTTGCAATTGAACACAGATCGGGAACCTTTCAAGAGATACATCCTGATGGAAGTATGGTAACTAGAGTTGTAAACGATAACTATACTGTAATTTGCAAGGACGATTCAATATGGATCGGTGGAAAGGTTAACGTGGTTATTGGTGGTGATGCTACTGTGTCTGTGGGTGGAAACCTAAAAGCAGATATCACAGGAAATGCTACTATGGATGTTGCAGGCACTACTGATATTACAGGTAGTAAAGCTATCACAGTTGTAGCGCCTCTGATTGATCTTAATGCAACAGAGATAAAGTTGAACTCATAATGGCATTTACAGTACAAATACCAAGTAGTCTTCCTTGCCCTGGCGATGATATATTTTCACTACCAACCAAAGAGGATTTGGTTAATGCTCTGAATAAAATAGCCCAAATACCAAGTCAGTTAAAAGTTGAGATGGCTAAGTTGGGTAGTGAGATAACAGCAGAGGTCAAGGCACAGATAGAAGATATCATAAAAACTATCGAAGCATTGATGGACAGACTTCAATCATTGCTGTCACCTTGGTGGCAGAAACAATCAGTTCGTAATTGGCAGAAAGAGATTAACGATGCTATTACAGAACTGATTCAAGAGTTTCATATATACATTCCCACAAAGATTGCAGAGTTAATTACTAAGATTATACCAATTAATCTTAATGTGACAATTCTCGGTATCAGTATAAACATTGTAAAACTATTTACTGCTGCAGAGCAAACAAAGATAAAGGCACAGATCGCTGCTAATGTTGACAAGTTCTTTGCACTCATTCCCGCTTCATTGAGGGGGTTCGATGGTAAGTTTGGTGTTATCTGTAATGACTGGAAAGCTAAGATGACATGGCAGTATATCAAGACTGAGATACAAGCATTCCTAACAGGTGGTATCCATGCAGTGTTTGGTAAATTGATTAAAAAGTTCGATGTGATTTGGGATGCTTTAGGACTTCCTTCACTAATCTCGTTGTTCACTATGCCAGATGTGGGTGCCTTGGTCGATGCAGCTATCAAATCATTTGTATCTCAAAGAGATAAGTTAATGAAAAAGTTGCAAGCCGCAAAAGATTTTGATGTTAGGGAAAAACTTAAGTCCGAATTGTCAGCGATAAATACAAAGATCACAGATGCAATAGAGAAACTTAGTGTGTTTGGATTTAACATATCTGCTATCATTGGTGGTAAGATAGACACCACAGTTAATTGTCTTGAAGAGAAAGTTGTAGAGATGAAAATGGCGTTACAAGATTTCTGTCAGAACTGGCAGAAGAAGTTACTTTTTGAATGGGTTAACATAGTTAAGAAGTTCTTTTCCGCCATTGGTTTGGGGAAGATATTCTCATTTCTCACATTCACATGGTGTAACTTCTTGAAGTTACTGGGGTTTCCAACAAGTTTGGGAATTAGTATCCCAGCTATATCGGGAGTGATGTCTACCACTACCAAGGTCTATCCCCAAAAGGTTATTATTCCAGCTGCTAGTTTAGCAGATGACTCAGGTATAATGTTCGAAACGTCAGATGGGGTAACACTTGTCTATTCCATAATCGGTGCGGGCACCCTTATGGTATTTGTCGATGGAACAGAATTGACAGAAGGGGTAGATTACACAGTTAATAGTATTACTGGCGGAAAGGAAGTAGTATTCAACACTGCACCAGCAGAAAACACAGATATCTCTCTTATTTTCGTATAGACTCAAAATAACGAACTTGGAATCGTATAAATAGAAGATGAATAACATTAAACCTAAAGGGAAGACAGTCGCTACAACGAATCTTTACTCAGATTTAGATTTACTATTCAAAGCACATCCAATTACTGGTGATGTCGGAAGAAGGGTGGATAGTGATGCAGTTAAAAGGGCAGTTAAAAACATAATTCTAACTAACGCATACGAAAGGCCATTCAAACCAGGCTTTGGTGGTAATGTACGAGGATTGTTGTTCGAACTTAATACGGATAGAGGTATGAGAAGAGTCGCTTTAGACATGGTGGAAACTATTAATACCTTCGAACCTAGAGTCGAGAATGTTGATGTCAAGTTTGATGAAGGAGAAATCAACAGTAATAAATTAAATATTAATATCAGTTATTCTATAAAAAATGGTGTTAAGAACCAGCAACTAAGTGTTGCAGTAAACAGGGTACGATAAAATGGCAGTAAATAGTTCACAATTAAACATAACCGAATTAGATTTTGACAACATTGCTCTCAATCTAAAGGACTACCTTAAAGGTCAAGACAATCTAAAGGACTACAACTTCGAAGGATCAACAATGTCAGTGTTGATCGACTTACTTGCTTATGCATCACACATTGGTGCAGTTAACACAAACATAGCCGGTAGTGAGTTGTTCTTGGACTCTGCTCAGATTAGGAAGAACGTAGTATCACGTGCTAAAGATTTGGGATTTGTGCCGTCATCCGAAACTGGATCGTCAGCTATTGCAACTATTACAGTTGATGGCGCTATCTATGCAGATGGTACACTACCTACATCAAGTTCTATGGTCTTGCCTAGAGGTTCTATATACACTACAGTGTACGATGGATCGAACTATGAGTACGTAATACCTGAGTCTGTTAAACCTAGACAAAACGGAACCCAGTTCATATACGAAGGTGTACAATTGGTTCAAGGAACATATGCTTCCGATACATTTATCTTTGACACACAGATGTCAAATCCAAAATTTGTACTGTCTAACTTAAGGGCTGACAAAAATCGTCTTCAAGTTTCAGTAAACTCTGCTGGAGTGGCGGAATCATATACGCTATCAACAGGCATTTCAAATATTACAACAAAATCCACAGTTTTCTATGAACAAGAAAATGAAGATGGATATAGAGAGATATATTTTGGTGATGGAGTCTTGGGTAAGAAGTTATCAGATGGTGATGTTATTACAGCTACATATATCATATGTGATGAGTACCACACAAACGGTGCTATTGTATTCACACCATTAAACGCTATTAATGGATTCAGTAACATAAGTGTTCTTACAACTTCAAATTCTAGTGGTGGTGCTGAGAAGGAGTCTATTGAGTCGATCAAATTTAAAGCAACGAAGTTCTATACTTCTCAGAACAGACTGGTAACACTGAATGACTACAAAGCAAAGGTCAGTGAGTATTATCCGAACGCTGATGCGGTTGCAGTATGGGGTGGTGAAGATAACAGTCCGCCAGAGTATGGTAAAGTGTTTGTTGCACTTAAACCTAAAAACTCAGACTACCTTTCACACACAGAGAAGACTACTATAATTCACAAATTAAATCAACTTAACATGTTGACGGTAAGGCCGATCATTGTTGATCCTGAAATTATTAAGATACTTCTATCCACAACTTTCAAATATAACGCTGCAGCTACAACCCTAAGTAAGGGTGAGTTGGAGACAATTGTGACTAGGTCAATTGACAAATTTGACAGCACGCAATTAAGTAATTTTGATTCGATCTTTAGACACTCCAATCTAACACGTGATATTGACAGTGCTAATGATGCAATTCTATCTAATACCACAAACATTAGATTGAGAAAGTCACAGAAAGTGGTTACCGACCAATCTAAAGGATTCGCAATCCCATTTGGTAACGGATTGTATAATCCTGAATCGGGTTATAACGCTGAAAATGGTGGTATTATAACAACCACTGGATTCAAAGTGTCAGGTGACACTGTAAACACATATTATTTTGACGATGATGGAAAGAAAAATCTCAGAAGATTTTATCTGTCAGGATCAACAAGAATTTACCAAGACAGTTCTGCTGGAACAGTAGAATACTCGACTGGTAATATAACAGTCAACTCAATCAGATTCACCTCTACGGTGAAGACGGATGAGTCGATTGACTTCACGGTTATACCGAGTAGTTCTGATGTAGTTGCGACTAGAGGTAATCTAGTTGATATCGACCAGCAGTCTATTTCTGTTAAAGGTGAAATTGACACCATCGCAAGTGGTGAAAGTAGTGCCGGAGTTGGTTATAAATCAACATCCAGCAGTTCATACTAATTATGAATAAAGTGGTCTAAGATGGTAGGTTCCATGCTTAGAGTAGCATCCCATTAACTTGGTTTTTATAGGAGAAAAACAAAATGGCAGATAAAAAAATAAGTGCATTGACCTCGGTAGCTGATTCAGCAATTGACGCAAATGATTTACTACACATCGTTGACGATCCAGGCGGAACGCCTGTTAATAAGAAGATGACAATTAGTCAACTTTTTAAGAACATTCCAACCACATTGGCAATCGACAACATTACAACACACACAACAGCAGCGACAGACCTTGCTAGTTCTTTTGCATCAGCAATTGACGGTGCAGCATGGGGCGCTCATGTATCGTTCACATTGGACAATGGTACACACACTGGCCAGTTGAAAACGATTTACGCTAAGACTGAACCAGCATCGTCCTACGAAGCTAGAATCTCAGTAACAAACTGGGGTTATAGTTCAGTTAGTTCGAACCAAATCGTTCTTAATAGTCAAGGCGATTGTGCTATTTGTATGTGGGACGGAAGCAAGTGGTATGTTATTTCATCCACTGGTGCAGTTTTAACATAAGGTTAAATATAAGATATGCAAGAGTATCAAACAGATAGTTTAAGTTCTAGACTCCCCTCTCTGCTCCCAGAGCATTTAAGAGCGGAAGCTCCAGCGTTTGAATCCTTTCTAAAAGCATACTTCGAATATCTCGAATCGGAGATAGTAACGCTATCTTCACAACAAAGTATTGATACTTTGATCTTGGAAGACGGTGTAGGTTCATTATTATTAGAACCTGCTACCGTCTCTCCATCCCCTACACAAGACAGTGCTAAAATCATCACAGAAGAGACACTTGGTAATGCAAATATCCAGGCGGCCGCATTCAAAAAGGGTGAATACATTGTAGGTAGTAAGAGTAAATCCGTTGCTGAAATTAAAATAGTAGCGGGAGATAAGATTTATGTCAAGAGTATTGAAGGTCATGGTTTTGAGAAAGAAGAAACTATTACTGGTAAAGAATCTAGACAAACAGGTGTTATAGGTTCGTACAAACATAATAATGTATTAGCAACCAACAGACTATTAGACTATTCGGATATTGACCGAACGTCAGAAGATTTTCTACAGTATTTCCAAAATGATTTAATACCGTCATTAGACCTTGGTGATACGATCAATCGTAGACTTACGATTAAAAACATAAGAGATTTATATCAAACTAAAGGAACCTCAGACTCAGTCAAGTTCCTTATGCGTATCTTGTATGGCGAAAACGCCACAATTAGATACCCCAATGATGAGACAATCTATCTAAATGATTCTGGCTACAATGAAGTGAGACGAATTCGGGTTGTCATTGATTCAGGATTACCAGTTGCGACAGATAGAGTAATACAATATAAAGTTGGTTCTACATTCATTGAAGCAGAAGCTGTAATAGAAAATGTATATATTGATGACCTCGACTTGAATGAGTACTCCCTAGAGGTCACAGAAGACCACAGGGGGACTTTTGTCCAAGGCAAAGCAGTTACATTCATTGACAGAGATGGTCTCACAGAGTACACAGGAACCGTACTAGGAGTGGTTGCTGGTGTTGGTAGAGATTCATCGTCCACATACATGTCACATGATGATGATGGCGATGTACTTTTAGAGACAGGTGATGGTGTACTACTAGAACAATTGGGAATCGGTTCTCTATACTCATACAACGATGTTATCGAATTTACAGGAAGTAAATTGGATACAATTATACACAATGCTCGTGGTGCAGTCGATGGACTTAGTAGAGGTGGTGTAGAAAAGATTTTCATTGACACCGAAGGCACAAATTACGATGGTGGTGATCTCATCGTCTTTGAAAACTTGACATCCGAAGGTGGTGGTGCTGAAGCAGTTTTAGGATCAGTGGGTGATGAAGTTGTACTAGAAAATGCAACTGTATTCGGTCAGTTTGAAATAACTGCTACTGCAGGCCAGACGCAATTCGGTGGCCCAGGCGTTACAGACGATGCTGGAAGATCAATCTTCTTCAACGATGCTGAACTTCAGGTGTATGTTGATGATATTTTATACACACCTAACACTAATTACACTACACATGATTATTCACATAGAAATGACAGAGTTGTCTTCACAACCCCACTGACGGCTGGACAGAGAGTAGATTTATATACATCTTTTGATAGACTACAGTATGAAGATGGAGATAATGTTAACAATGAAATTACCACAGGTCGAATTAGAAGTGTAAAAATTCTAAATGGTGGTGCTGGTTATTCACAAGTACCAGCATGTTTCCCTGGCGGATACATCTATCTCAAAGATTTAACTGGATTTATTGAAGGCGAAGTTGTTAGTGGGAGTAGTTTCTACGGTGCTGAATCTGATCAAAGAACACGTGCCACTATCATACGGATAGAACCTAATAATGGTAGGTTGGTAGTTAAAAGATTAGCTACCCACGAGGGGGAGTTTGTTGATGGGGAAGTCCTAACGGGCGAGACATCATCTACAACAGAAGTTATATTAAACGCTAAAGTATCAAGTGGTACTGGCGGCCGTTTATTTGCATACTCTGATAATATTGGTGGTATTAAATCTATCAATCTACAGAATCAAGGTAGTAAGTTTACGTCTAATGCGGTTCTTTCAGACACATCATTCTTCCCGATGTTGATTAGTACACCCACAGCAATACCGAATCAGAATGTTACTATTACTGGTGTGTCTTCAGGATCGACAGGTGTTGTGATACGGTATGATGCGACACGACACATCCTAGTGTATAAAAATCTAGATGGGTTGTTCTTAGATAACGAGGTTGTGACATATAACAACACCGACCAATTTAGAATTCTCAAGTCCAATCCATACAACGGCATCGGTCAGTTTGCTGGGGAAGGTATACTACAAGAACAATTCGTTACTGATAAAGGTCAGTTAAATAACGTTGCTTCTAATTTACAAGACAGTAAGTACTACCAGTCACATTCATATGTAATCAAAGTCGCTGAGTCTATTAACAAA